TACCAAAACTATCAACTCTTATTGAGTTTCTTCTATTATTTGCAGCCGTTCCTGATCCTACAACAAATATAGTGTCTTGTGAACTTTCTTGTAATGAACCTGTAAAATTGAACCTACCTACTACAACTGTACCACCATTACTTACTGATGTATTTGATGCTGACACAATAAGGTCTTGACCTATTAAAGCGGTAGAAACTAAATGTCCTGCTGTTGAAGTAGCATATTCTGAATTGACTCTATTATTAAGACCTAATATTGTATTAGCGTTAAATTGTCTTCTATTTGCACTATTACTACCTGAAACTGTAATTACATTTCCTGAACCATTAAATGTGCTTTGATTTACATTTATATTATTTACCGCAGTTGAAACTGATGACGTATAGTTATTTTGAATTGTTAAACCTCCACCAACGTTTTGAAAATATTGTATTGATGAACTTGCCTGGTTTAATGTTGTTAATGGACCACCAAATACGTTTCCTTGTATTGCAAGGTTAGCACTTAATGTTGTTATATTTGCGTTTGATGTTATACCACCGCCACCAATAATGTTAGTAGTCATATTCATACTACCTGATTGATGAAATATATTTACACCACTATTATTAATATTATTATTAAGAGCTGGTATTGGTAATACTGAACTTGTTGTATAGTTTTGTGTAAAACCACCCACATTAATATTATTACCCATTGCAGGACTAACTAATGAAGCGGTATTTAATGTTGATGTACCTATAAAGATATTTGTGTTACCACCAACATAACCATATGTGCCTAATGTTGCTAATGTACTTGGTCTCGGACCACCCATTATAATATTGTTTGATCCTGATATAACGATTGAACCTGTTAAGTTTGCTGGTGCTGCACCTCCTGCCAAACCGAATATTATATTTGATTGTGATATTGGTGCTGATGCTGATATATTCATTTTAACTGAACCACTATTAAACGCTTCTGAGAATATATCAATTCGACCTTGATTTACCACACCACCAATTAATGAACCTGATATTATTGTGTCATCTAATATTAAACTACCTGTAATAGCTTGTGTTGTTGATATTGAACCTGTTGTTATAAGTCCTGTCTTATCTGTTAATCCACTTGTTCCTGATGTTCCTGATGAACCTGAACCATTACTTGCACCTACCGCAATACAGTTAATATAACCTGTAAAACCTGATAATTGAGGGATTGTTACATCTGTATAAAAATTTATTGTAAAACCTGATGCGGTTTTACCTGTTATTGCCATTTGATTTGCTACAGTCAAATCATACCATTCACCAAAAAAACTTACACCATCATTTCCATATGTATATAAAATATCAATTGAATAATCTGAACTAAATGGTTGTGCAAACGTAAATGTTTTTGTAGAAAGAATACCACTATAAGTCCAACCTGCTTGTGTAAAACTAAGCACTTTTGAAGGTAGACCTAATCCATCATTACCACTTGTTCCTGATGAACCAGCAGTACCTGACGTACCACTTGTACCTGTTGTACCTGAAGAACCACTCGTACCTGATGAACCTGATGTTCCACTTGAACCACTACTTCCAGATGTCCCTGATGAACCTGATGACCCATTAAATCCTGATGTACCACTGGTTCCTGAACTTCCGCTACTTCCACTTGTTCCGCTGCTACCATTTGAACCTGATGTGCCACTGCTGCCACTTGTTCCACTCGTTCCTGAACTACCTGCAACACCTGATGATCCAGAAGTCCCACTTGAACCTGAACTACCGTTAAATCCTGATGTTCCAGATGTACCTGATGAACCAGAAGAACCAGATGTTCCACTGCTTCCATTCGCACCGCTTGTTCCTGAACTTCCTGATGTTCCAGCAGAACCTGAGGTCCCTGAACTACCATTACTTCCAGACGTTCCACTGCTACCTGACGTTCCTGATGAACCAGATGTAGAACCTGTAAAAGGTAAGTTGTTTACGGTAAACGACCCTGATATATTCACTTGTGTAAGTGACATTTGTAATGGACTATCCGAACCATCACCTGCTTCTACTGTTTGTAAAGTACTGGTTAAACCTGTAGCACTATTGGTCATCTTTAAGAGACCCTGAAAACTACTACTTACATATAAATTATTTAAGGCACCCATATCTATTATATTGTTTTTGTTTTATACATTTTCCCATTGTTCTTTTATGTTCTTCCATAACCTATCAACTTGTTCCCACGTTAATCCTGGACTAAAACTTGTTGTCGGTAATACGCATCTATTGTAATCAAACTTTTGTTGAATGGTTACAATTAAACTCCATCCACCCAATCCTGTTTCAGTTGCTTGTAATATAGGATTTAGTGTTGCGTTCCATAATACCTCATAATCTGACAAATACGCTTTCGCATAAAAGTCTTTCATAATCTCTAAGGTATCTGATAATACATCCTGCTGATTTGATAAATCATCTTCAATCCTATCTAAACATCTTACATCAAAGTTTATGTCAAACTGATTTTGATTGAGGGTTGTTGTTTCAGGTAAGAAATAGAGTCGTGGATATAATGGTTCCACTTTTGTCTCTATATCATTTACCAATTGTGTTATGTCACCAAACCCAAAACTATTCACCTGTTCGTGTGCTACTGCAAATTGTTTCCAATCCTTTAATATCTGATAATATGAACTAAACGACTGGTCTTGTGCGAAACTAAAATCATCTACTATTGGTAGACCGCAACTATTGTAATCAAATGGAACTGTGAGTTTAAGGTGCAATGTATGACCACCTAATATTGTATTGAACCTTTCTGTAAATGGGTTAACCTCAGGTGACCAATCACCTACTGCTATCTTACTAAAGTCTCCTGACTCGTATGTATACGATTGATAGAATATTGTAAATATATCTGATGCTAATTCTAATGTGTCAGACATAACCTCTTCTAAGTTGGATAAGTCATCTTCCACTCTATCCATAAACACAATAGCGAAATTATAATGTATATGATTTGTATTGAACTGCACCTGTTCCGGAACAACATACATACGTGGGTATAATGGTTCCTTCTTAGTCAGTATATCGTTGGTAATTTGTGTATAGTCACCGAACCCGAATGATTTAATCTGTTCGTGGTGATACGCAATACTGCTGAAATACGTTAATAATTGTTTATAGTTTAATGGGTTCATCTAATAGTAAATATATGTTTTGGTTAATCGTCTCCTGAAATTAAATAATATTGTTTGCTTTTTTATACCTTTTAACTTCCTCCTTATCTTTCTCTATTAGATAGGACAGCATATTTAAGGCTTCGATAATTCCTTTCTTAGCGATGCTATCGTGTCTTGTAATATCATCATTTGCAATTCGGTTAAGAACCAGGTACCATCCGAACTTTTCTTCCATAGATTTTTCCAGATTCTCTTTCTCCATTTCCATACGAACTTTATCTGCATCCAGCTGATTTTCATCCACATCTTCAAAGATATTGGGGTATTTTGCGAAGAGGTCCTTGCGAAATGAATAAAAAAAAACTGAGACCCTAATGCGTACTCCACGTTTAATTTGTTTTTGAACAGTTCTGCACGTTCCTCCATCGTTCGGACATTGTACTCCTCTATCTCAAACTTATGTTTACCTTTATGTTTTGTAATAGGTCTGTATAATATTGCTGTAATAATATGTAGGTAGTTTAGGAACTCCTCAGGTTTTTTGGTCATTAAGGTATCAAGGTCAGCAAATTCTCCGAACGACATATTCTGCCACGATGGAATAAATCCATACTCCACATCTTCAAATGTAAACTTGTCTGCAAATGCTGGTTCACTCGTTGGGATTATCTTTAATAACTCCATTGACAAGGTGTTGATCACATCTCTGTTTGCTTTCATTAATAGTTCCATTGGTGCACCAGTAATTATATTAATTAACTTTACCGCAAAATACTCATCCTCAAATAAATCCTTTACCTTGAATATCTTTACATAATCACCTATAGTTAGGTAATACGGCAATTTATATTCTACTCCTTCTAATTCAAACGTTACTTTTTTCATATTATCTTAAATTATTTACTGACATATAGTTATTTCCACCCACAATACCGATCGCATATCTTCCTGATGCTTTTTGGTTCTTTATTTCGTAATACATTCTCATCATTACTGCATCGGATAAATCGGGTGACTTACCTAATATCCTTTTCATATCATCCTTTGATTGCACTGCAACCTTATTATCTTTATCTACGTCTTTTAACTTCACTGCTAATAGTTCTTGTGTTAGTTCATCCACCAAACTACTATCCAGTATATTAAGGGAAATTTTCCCTTCTTTAAATAGTTCAGACAACTTTACATAACATTGTGATTTAAGGTTAGAAAAGTTCTGATCGTGTAGTGCTTTACCATTGTTCACAAAGTTCACCCCTCTAATCTGGTCAGCAACACCTCCACCTACTCCATC